TCAGAGCGTCCGTTTGCGCGAGGTTGGCGACAACGGGCTATCGATCACGCCAAACAGCGAATAGAAAAATTGGGACTGGTATTGACGCAGGAGGAGGAGGTGTAACATGCCTTATATAACGATTGATCTGTTCGGCAATCCGCGCAGCGAGGACGACCACGACCGGCCAACCGAGGCGTGGATCGCGGGCTGGAACGCCTGTATGTACGACGGGATCAACTCTAACCCGTATACCCTGGGGGAGCAAGAGCACACGGATTGGGCGGCAGGGTTCGCAGCGGCGGAGAGGGACTGAAATGATTCATATATGCTATTTTTCGGGAGACGCGGGCGAACTTACCGCAAGGCAGACGAAGGATCCACTGATCGTTTTGCGGGCGTTATCCAACAATTCCAACGTAAGCACCTGGAACATGGGCGCAAAGGGATTGTGGAAAACTATTGCGGCACTCAAAACAAACGGCTGGATTGACGAAGAAAAAGTAGCTTATCCCTGGCATAGGTTTTTAGTCACTGATACAGGACGTGAAAAATTGGCGGAGAGGGATTGAAGATGAGCGAACGAAAATTTTGCTGCATCTGCGGAAAACGGCACAACGCGGTCGGAGATCGCTGCGTCAAATGCCGGGCGATTGTGCAGACGTTCGACCTGGATACCGAACTCGACCAATTATGGGCGGTGCTGGAGCGGGACGGGCCTCTGCCGCGTTCCAAGCTGGCGCGGATGGCCGGGCTCCCCAGCCGGCAGGTTGGCCAGGTAATCAACACGCTGGAGAATAAGGGCTACATGATTTACCTGGAGGATGACGACAGGATCGGCGCAGCGTGGAAGGCGGTGGAAAATGCCTAGAGGCAACGCGCCGTGTAGAACTGATGCGAATCAACCGGCGATTGTGAAGGCCCTGCGCCAGGCCTCGTATTACGTATGCCTTCTCCACATGGTTGGCGGAGGATTTCCAGACGTGTTGGTCGTCGGCAAATGCGGCGGGGTGATGCTCATGGAGATCAAGCAGCCTGGCGAAACGCTGAACGAGCGCGAAATCATCTTCCACCGGATGTATCCGGGGCGGGTGAGTATCGCGCAGACAGCGGAGCAGGCGATCACGATCATGCGCAATTTTGACGAGGAGGCGCTAGAATGACCGAACCAAAAACGGAATACAAAACCATTGAAATCCGACTTCCGCTGACCCACAGCAAAGCGGTGTATGCCATGATCGAGGGGATACAAACTTACGCCAGCCTTGTGCGGGGCGCGATTGATGACCTGGAAGCCGAGAACGCGATACTGCAACAGCGGCTAACGCACATCTACCGGATGATCGTCGGGCGGGAGCTACATACCGGATGGATGCAACAGGCCGAAGCTGACGCCATATTGTTTGACATAATTCTTGAAGAGACCAGGGTGGACCATGACGACAACGACCTACCGCTACCAGAATCATAACCCGCTGTCCGGGGTGCTGATTGCCGTGTGCGTCCTGGCCCTGGCGGCAATCGCGGCAATCGCGCTGCCCCAGGTGGTTGAACGTGCGCACGCCGAGAAACATCCCGAGGCGCTTAACATCCGCCAATGTTGGGAGCGCGGGGATATGTTGCAGCGATGGGCGAAAGTGGATTTGAAGAGCGGCCTTCAACGGGACTACTGCTTGTTCACTTTGCCAGACAAAACCGTAGGCTGCCGGATCGTGCAGTTTACGAAGGCGATGGGGTGGTTGGAGGTGAGCGGATTTCGGATCGGTGACGGCTTGATCCAGTCGGCAGAGGAATATCTGAGATCCCATAATTGCGAAAAAATCTACCCATAGGGAGGGTGTATGTGTGAGGAACTAACCAAGTTGCAAGACGCCAGGCTGAAAGCGATCTATGATTTCAACGTGCTGCTCACGCCCAGTAACGCCGCGAACTTACTGCGAGCGTGCAAGGAGACGAAAGCGGCTGAGAGGGAGCATAAGGTGACGTGCGAGGAGTGCAAGAACGCACGCTACAGGCCACAGGACACGCGTAGGCGCGTTTAAGTGCCAGGCGTGAATAAAAACACTTCAAAAAAAATAACTGCGCCAAAAACGCGTTGTAGTGGCTCACAGCGCAGTTGTATATTTCCCCCAAATAGGTATAATGTAACTGCGGCAACCTAACATTCAGCCGCGAGAGAGGGATAAATTATGGACGCTGTAGGACTGGCAATCTTCCTGGCCGTTGCCGTGGAACGTTTTGTGGCCGGTTTCATCACGCCGATATTTGACAAGTTCTCCCTGGATAAATTCTGGTTGATGTATGTGGCATGGATTTTGTCGGGCGTGCTGGTGTTTTTGGCGGGGATCAATCTTTTCTCTGACCTGCTGCCCGACCTGAATCCGGTAGTGGGTCAAATTATTTCAGCCTTCCTGGGTGGGGGTGGTGCGAACATCCTCCACGATTGGAAGGACAAAGCACCACAGAAGCCATGACACCGCATGTTGGGGCAACAAACACTGTTAGATGGGCGCCAGTGACATGATCAACAACGCGGCCCCTTTTATCGCCGCCACATTCGCCGTTTTGCGCATCCTGGGTTTGTTTGACATTGCCGATCCGACGGCCCAAACAGTGATGGACCTTGTGTCCACCGGCGGCAGTACTGCGATCTTGGTACTGGTGGTTTACTGGTTCCTGACCGGCAAACTGCGCTCATCCAGTGTGATCGAGAAGCAGCAGGCCAACATGACGGAGGCTATCCAGGACATGATCGTCAACAAAATGGCCGACGCGATCACCAAGGCGGTGGAACAGGGGATGATGCAGGCATACTACCGGCAGCGCAAAATTGAAGAATCGGAAAAGGCCAGTGGCAACACGCCCACCAGGCCGCGCAAAAGCGGAGGCGCATGAGTTTAAACAACAAACAGCGCATGTTTTTGGACAGATATCTGACACACTTCAACGCCACGAAGGCGGCTGAGGAGGTTGGCTATTCTCCACGAACAGCACGCCAGCAAGGTAGCCGTTTGTTGTCAAATGCTGACATAAAGGCATCCATTGACGAGCGTATCATGTCGGCTGACCAGGCAGCCAGTTTATTGTCAGACATTGCTGACGGAGATCTGGCTGATTTGATGGACATAACCACTTCTGGCTTTACGCTCAATCTGATGAAAAAAAACGAGGCGGGGGAATTGATTGTGAAGCCGGAAACAAAACTCATCAAAAAGATAAAGCAAAAGGTGACAACCTATCTCGCGAAGAAAGAGGATGAAGAAGACCGCGAAATTGTGGAAACAGAACTGGAGCTTTACAGCGCCCACGAGGCGCAAAAGGACATTTTGAAATATCGGGGTAAGTTGATTGACCGGACCGACTTAACCACTAACGGCAAGGAACTACCCGCCGCGACTGTGAATGTGTATATTCCTGACAACAACAGGGAAAACAATGATCGCGGAAGTGATTGACATTCGCCCCCAGCCTCGCCAAGAGACCTTCATGGCATCTTCGGCGGACATCGCTATTTTTGGCGGAAGTGCTGGTGGGGGAAAAACATACGCTTTGTTAATGGAGCCTCTCCGCCACAAAGGCAACAAAGATTTTGGCGCAGTCATCTTCCGGCGTTCTATCTCGGAAATCATCAAAGAGGGCGGTTTATGGGATGAGGCGCAGAAAATGTACCCACTCCTGGACGGCAAGCCCAACGAAAACGAGCATCAATTCAATTTTCCCGAAGGATCGCGGGTAACGTTTTCACATTTGCAATACGATGATACGGTTAACGACTGGAAAAGCTCACAAGTTCCTCTATTAATTTTTGACCAATTAGAAACCTTTACCGAGCATCAATTCTTCTATATGTTGTCCAGGAATCGGTCCACGGTAGGTGTGCGGCCTTATATCCGTGCGACCTGCAACCCCGAGCCTGGCTGGCTGGCTGATTTCCTGGTCTGGTGGATCAACGAGGACGGATATGCCAATCTCGAACGTTCCGGTAAAATCCGCTGGATGGTTCGGGTTAACGAAGAAATCATCTGGGCCGACACTGCCGGCGAACTGCTGGCAAAATATCCTGACAGTTTGCCCAAATCTGTCACCTTTATTCTCTCGACGATTTACGACAATCAGATCCTGCTGGATAAAGACCCTGGATATCTGGCGAATCTGCAAGCGCTGCCCCTGGTGGACCGCGAGCGGCTGCTAGGTGACAAGCGGCGCGGCGGGAACTGGAAGATTAAGCCGTCCGCCGGGAAGGTATTCAACAAGGCTTGGTTCGAGATTGTAGACGCTGTGCCTGCCGGCGGGCGTGAAGTGCGCTTCTGGGACCTGGCGGCCACTGAGAAAAAGAGCGCCGATTTTACTGCGTCATGCAAGGGCAAAATAGCCAATGGCATCGTTTATATCCTGGATGCAACCAATGAGCAAATCGATCCTGCTCGAGCCGATACGACTATGAAAAACACAGCCGGACAAGATGGGAAAAACGTGGATATCCGATTCGAGCAGGAGGGGGGAGCGAGCGGCAAGCGCGATGCTTATCATATCGTCACCCACCTGGCAGGTTATGATGTGCGCGGCATCCCGCCTCAAGGCGACAAGATCACCAGGGCTAAACCACTGTCGGCCCAGGCGCTGGCCGGAAACGTCAAACTGCTGCGCGGAGCGTGGAATGACCGCTGGCTTAACCACATGCATGGACAGCCGGAATTAAAACATGACGACGAAATGGACGCGGCTTCAGGCATGTACAACGAGCTTATCGGCGCCGGCGCAGACTGGGACGATGTGCAAGACCTGAACAAAGTTGAGAATTTCGAGAGTCGCTGGAGATAAAAATGAATTTTCAGGAAATTGGCAAAACCGGGTTGCATGAATTTTACGGCTACATCGAAGAATCGTTCCATAAGGATCTGCGCTGACATGGTATAATTAGATTAAAATATAATGGAGGATCTTATGGGCGTAGTCTATATGGCGAGAAATAAAATAAATGGTCATGCTTATGTTGGCATAACTACCTACGGATTTAAACGTAGAATGGATCGTCATTTGGCTGCTGCTGATAAGGGCGAACATTATCGTTTTGCAGACGCTATAAGAAAATATGGCAAAGATGCATGGGATTGGTTTGTTCTTTTTGAGAGCAACGACAGAAACCTATTATGCCAGAAAGAAATAGAGTTTATTGCTCAATATGGTTATTACAACGCGACACTGGGCGGGGATGGTGCGTTTGGATTACATCCTAGCGCAGAAACGAAGGCAAAAATTAGTGCCACATTGAAAGGCCGTCCACATTCCGAAGAAAGGCGTAGGCATATTGGCGATGCACAAAGGGGAAAACCCAAAAGGTCCATGTCTGAGGCAACCAAAGAAAAAATTGGCAACGCCAATCGAGGAAGGAAACTCCCCCCGATATCACAAGAGACAAGAGAAAAAATGAGAGCGGCTATGAAGAATAGGGTGTTTTCGGATGAGCATTGTGCAAAAATAAGCGCCGCCAAGCTAGCAAAAAAACATCAGATGCCCTTAGATGTCAAATTAAAAATTAGCGCCGCCAAAATTGGGGTAAAAATGCCCCCAGATGTCAAAATAAAAATTAGTGAAGGCATGCGTGAATTCTGGAAGCGGCGCAAAAAGGAGAAAATAGATGCCGAATTATAACGAGCGCGGTTACACTGGACTGCAACAATTTATGGGCTTTGTGGAAACCGCGTACCATCGCGATTTGCGCTGGCCAGGCGTTCAGCCGCTCTACTCGCGCATGCGCCGGTCAGACCCGGAGGTATCGATTGTGCGCGTGATTTTCTCGGCGCTGGCCCGGGGGATCAATTTGCAGGTCGAGTTGCCTGACAAGGCGACCGATAAAGACAAGCGGGCCGGCGAATTTATCGAGCAGACTATGGAGGATATGGACGGCGGGCAAAGCACGTTTATCGATACCCTGATCGGCAATGTGCCGTTCTTCGGCTGGGGATGGTGGGAGATTGTGCCCGGTATGCGCTCGGAGACGTGGACCCCACCCGGGGAGGACGATTGGCGCAGCCAGTACAAAGATAATCTCATTGGCATCCGTCGGCTGGGCTGGCGGGATTCCTCCAGCTTTTTTAAGTGGGATTTCTCGGACAATGGCAAAGTTCGAGGCATGACCCAGTATATCTACCCCGAACCGGAGGTGACACTGCCGCTGGAGGACAGTCTGCATCTGACGTTCGGCGACGCGCATAACCCGGAGGGGTTGACCCCACTGGAAGCTGTCTGGCGTTTGGAGCGCATAAAATACGGTTTGGAAATCGTGCAAGGGATGGGGTTTGAACATTCTGCCGGTTATTTAAGTGTTAAGACTGAGAAAAAGTTAGACGATACAGACAAAGTCGCGATCCGCGAGGCGGCCCGCGCGATCATGACCGCACAGGAGGGTAATTACGCCACCTGGCCAGCGGGGTTCGTGGGCGAACTGATGGATGTGAACTTTGCCGCCGCCGCCTCGATCCTGGAGGCGATCAAATATTACGGCGTCCTCAAGCTGCAATTGTTTAACATGCAATGGGTTGCGCTCAGCGCAACCACGGGCACGGGATCTCTGGCCGCGATGAGCGACAGCTCGTCCATGTTCATGGTTACGTTCAATGCGATGATGGACGGGTTCGCGTCGCAAATCGACAAAAAGCTGGTATCGAAACTGGCGCAGTGGAATCCGTCGATTTTCACAGGGCTGACCGCCAGGCCGCGCATAACCGTCACCCCGTTGGGGAAAAAGGTTTCCCTGTCCGAGCTGGCCCAGCTTCTGGCGCCGATCCGGGATACGATGCCGATGGGCGACGAGGATTTTGCCGCGATCCGCAAGCTGACCGGTTTCCTCCCCGAGGCACTTCCTGACACCGCAAGGGTGCCTTCAGGAAACGCAGAGGCCCCGGCCAACGACACCCCGCAAGCACAGGCGTCTCTTCAGGCGCGTTGGGCGCGGTACATGTTGCAGCATCCTGATATGGTCAAGGAGGTAGCACGTGATGTCTGACATTCTCAAAGAGCTATCCCACAGCGCCGCCCGTGCGCAACTGGAAATAGGCAACTACGCCCCGATCCGCACCCAGTACCGCAATGCCGTGTATGCCGCCGTGGGCGATTTTCTGTTCACGGAAGAGGGCGCAAGGATTACCCGTTTCCGCAACGCATTCAAAAAAGCCGTGGTCGAAGCGTTCGTGCCGGCCTTCGAGCAGGGCATGGAGGACGGCGGCGGAGAACCGCTCGCGCGGGGCGATGATTTGGATTGGGTCAATGCCCAGGTAGACGCTGAGTTCGGCCACATCGACGGTCTGTTCCAGGATCTGAAGGCCCTGAAGAAACAATCCATCGAGGACGGCATATCCATCCTTGACGGTGTAGCCGACGCCCGGGCCGACGGGTATGCGCGCGGGCTGGATGCGATCTATAATCAAGGGCGGGTAAGGGGCGCGGGGAATCGTATACTCACGTTTGGAGGGCCGGATGGGAGTGAATCGTGCCCAGACTGTCAACGTATGAAGGGCCAGCGGCATCGCGCGGCCTGGTGGGTCGGCCACGGGTTGGTGCCTGCGCGCGGTAATCCTAATTACCAGTGCGGAACCTGGCCGCCAAATTGCCAACATTTTTTATTTGATGACGCCGGGGATGTCTTTACGGTTTAGGAGCGTGATGTCACATGGAAAACGAAAAGCAAGAACCCCAAAAGAACGACCCGCGCAACGCGACCTTGCTTCAACGGATCGCCGCGCTGGAGGAGGAAGTGGCGGAACTCAAGCGCCAGGTGTTTCGCCTGACGCACACCAACGCCCCCCAGCTTCCTGGCGGGCATATCGTGCAACTGGAAACACGAAGTGCGCAGGAAGCGAAATAATGCTGTCTGACCCACTCGCCGCAGGCGCACTTCGTGTGCCCTCTCGCCCTATAACAGATCTCAGCCCCCGAGTCGTCTCGCTGGCGCGGGAGATAGATCGCCTGCCGCCTGGGGAATATGTCATCCGGCTGTCAAAATGCGACCTGAAAACATCGCCCTGGCAGGCCGAGATTACGCGCAGCGAAACTGTGCGAAACATGGAGATAGGAAAGTAGTTGTTTTTCCCGAAATTAGTTGTATACTTATTATTGATTACACACCTCGACCTCGTTCAACAACTGGCCGACCGAAACCTACCAGGTTTCGATTGGCCCTTTTTTTACCCAGGAGCGCACATGCCAAAGAAAGATTTTTTGTTCGTCGATTTAGCCACAGTAGCCGACATTTCCAAACCGTTTGACTGCATGGCTGCCGGGCAGTTTACGGATATGTGGGGATATGATTTTGAAATCAAAGCGGAAGATCTGCCCGAGTACGTGCTCAAAACCAACATGGCCTTACAGAGCACCCGAGATTCCGAAGGCAACGTGGTCGGCTTTCCCATCGACACAATGGGCCATAATCATCGCGAGGCGGCTGGTTGGATTTTGGACGTCAAACAGGTAGGGAGCATAGTTCAATCTTCTGTGCGCTGGAATGACCTGGGACGCGAGTTGATCGGCTCCGATCAGGTGCGATTCTTCTCGCCAACGATAGACATCGAGACGAGAGTAATTATGGGAGGCAGCCTCACCAACTGGCCGGCGACCAGAACCAAGGATCACCAGATTTTACTGCGCCCCGTCGAATTGTCGGAGCAGCTCCAGGCTCTGAACGATGTCAGCTTCCTGGAGCGCGTGGAGATGATCGTCAATAAAGCCATTTCCGGACTATCACGGCCCGGCAACCCACCGGCAACAACGCCGGACATTACCCTGCACCCCCGTCAGGGCGGTGTCACGGAGGAAGATATGACCCTGGAGTTGGAAAAACTCACCCCTGAACAGCGCACTACGTTGCTGCGCAGCGCGCTTGCAGCGGGCGCTCTGCCCGCAGAGATGCAAGCCCAAATCGAGACCCGCGCCACGGAATTGGCGAACGTCAAGCTGAGCGCCGAAAAGCGCCAGACGCACATTGCCGAATTTACCGCGCGCGTGGCCGGCGGCACAGCCGAAAAACCCGTTGGGCTGCCCATCCCAGCCGACGATCTGGCCAAATTCATGGCTGCGCTCACCCCGGAGGCACAGGAACAACTGGAAACCATCCTGACCCGGATCGTTGACAGCGGAATGGTGGATTTCAAGGAACACGGTTCCAGCCTCACTCAGACCGGCAATGCTGTCCTGCCCCCCGAGATTGCCGTCCAGCTCAAAAAATGGATGGAAATCAAAGGCAATTCCATCGATGAATTTTTCACGGTCAACGCGGTCGAACTGGGCGCGATGGCCGACTACAACCTGTCTGAATTCAAGGAGAAATAAAAATGGCAGATCTCACCAACAATGCCCCGCTGCGCATTATGGGCGAGGCCCACACAGAAGCGTTTCATGTCGATTCGGCTGCTGCCCGCGCGATTTATAAGGGACAGCCGATGATCGTCGATCAAAGCGTCGATGCCACAGGAAATATCGTGCAGTATGTGGATGCCGTGGTTGTGGCGTCGGACGATGTTTTCGTGGGCATCGCCGCAGAGCCGCACACCACCGTACTGGGTGACAGCCAGACCGATAAGGATTCGCTGATCGAAGTGTATGTCGCGCCGACGATCATTGGCTTTAAGAGCGCTGTTTTCACCGACGGCGTGGATCTCGGCGCAACCGTCTATATGAGCGATTCGGGCGTCCTGTCCACGACCGCCGCAGATAATCCCCAAATCGGGACACTGCGCCGGGTCCTCGACGGGTACGCTTACGTCGAACTCACCACCCCCCAGATCTGCACCGGGGCATAGGAGGATTAAATGCAGTCAGGAAACGTACCTCAGCATCTGGTGGTCATGGCCCGCACGGGTTTTTTGACCGCCCTCAAAACCACCCCCATGCCCTGGCAGCGACTTGCCAACCAGGTCAATCTCACCGGGCGCTCGTTGGACCTGGTAGACCTCGGCGCAGCTCCCATGCCCACCCAGGACCTGGTCCGGCAAACGCAGGACTTCATCGAGAAATCGATCACCGTCAAGCCCATCGACTGGTCGCTGTTGGTTTGGATATCCTACAACGCGGTCAAGGATGACCAGACCGGCTCTCTGGAACGCAAAGTGCGCGGCGCAGGGAATAATTTCCAGCGTGCGATCAATCAGCGCGTGTTCACCAAGCTGAATGATGGGGATGTGACCGGCAGTCTAGCCTATGATGGGCAGGAGTTTTTCGACTCGGACCACATCGACAAGGGCGCGGCTTATCAGACCGCCCAGGATAACGAGTATGCCCTGGCGCTGAGCCTGGATAACTTCGAGACGGTCATGGTGGCGGCCCAAAGTTTCCGCGATGACCAGGGAGAGTTGTGCAATTACACTTACGACACCCTGGTTGTGCCGCCGGCTTTAGCCCGGACTGCACACGGCATCTGCATCACCGACACCGCCTACGACACCGCCAACCGCGAAGACAACCCGTACGCCGGCGCGGTTACCCCGCTGGTCAACGGCCAGTTGGATTCGACCGCCTGGATTCTCACCGCGAGCGGCGAGGAAACCAAGCCCCTGATCGTTGCGATGCGCGAAGAACCCGTCCTGCAGGAATACTGGTTCGACCCCCTGGCGAACGACGGCGGCCGGTACTATTTCAAGTTCTATGCCAGATATGAGTGCCATTATGCGGACTGGCGGATGGCGATTCTCGGAAATACATAGGAGGCCGCTATGAGTGATACCAAGTTAACGACCCTCGACGTCGAAACCGTCAGCGGCCTGAAAGTTGCCGGGACGGCAATCACCGCCACCCCGGCCGAACTGAATGCCCTGGACGGCATCACTGCGACTGTGGCAGAACTGAATACGATGGATGGCATCACTGCGACTGTGGCCGAACTCAATGCCCTGGACGGCATCACTGCGACTGTGGCAGAACTGAATACGATGGACGGCATTCTGGCGACTGTCACTGAGCTGAACACGATGGATGGTATTCTGGCGACTGCGGCCGAACTGAATACGATGGATGGTATCACGGCAACGACCGCTGAGCTGAACATTCTGGACGGTGTTCTGGCGACGTATGACGAGATCAACAAAGCAGCGGATGCCACGGCCCTGGCCCTGGATGGGCTGGTCCGCATGGCCGTAGCCCGGGCTACCTACGATTTTGCCGTGAATGGCGGCGAAATCAGCGCCATTGGCCTGGGCGTAACTATCCCGGATAACGCGATTGTATGCGGCGGTTTTGTAGACGTCGTAACCACGTGCACCTCTGCCGCTGCGGATGCCGGAACTATGGCGCTGAGTGTGCAGGGCGCTAACGACATCGTTTCGGCTATCGCCATATCGGACGGTACCAATCCGTGGGACGCCGGCCTGAAAGCCATTGTCCCCAAAGCCAATACCCCCGAGTCGACCGGCATTAAACTGACCGCAGCGCGCGAAATCACCGCAACCATCGCTACCCAGGTGTTCACCGCCGGAAAATTCAACGTTTTCCTGTATTACCTGGTCGGAGATTAACGCCATGGAAGCGAAAATAGCCGACTCGTATCGCTGGAAAACGGCGCGGCTGTGTGGCGGCGCGGAGTTTATCAAGGGCGAATTCCGTCCTGTGCCGGCTGGGCGGGAAGACGAGGCGCGTAATGTGGAATTCCTGGTCATTCAGGATACCCCTCCTGCGCCTCCTGTCCCGCCGCAGGAGACAGTGGATACGCAAGGTACGCCCGACACCCTTGGTGCACCCGAAGGGGTGGGGCGAAAGAAAGCGCCGGTCAAAAACCCGAATCGCGGGAAGGGAGCGCCTTATGCTAATCGGACCGATTAACTCAGGGGTTGCGGCAGGCGGCGCCGGCGTGGCCACCGCCACAGGCGAATCATCTCAGGTGATACGCGGGATGCTTGTGGGTGTACAGGTCAAATACAACGACGCCCCGCCGGCCGGCACTACCGACATTACCGTCAAAACCAAGGGAACCAACGCGCCGGTAATTACTTTACTGGCAATCGCCAATGCTGCGACGGACGGCCTTTTTTTACCGCGTTATGACTCATGCAAGGCCGCCGACGGGAGCGCGCTGACTACCAACGACCAGTTTATCCCCATCGAGGACGTGGTGCAGGTCGTGATTGCCGGCGCTGACGACGCCGACAACATCGACGTCTGGCTGTATCTGCTATCATGAGCTACGGAACTGAGGCAGGAGTCGCGGCGCTGACCAAACGTTACGGCGATTCTACTACTCACCTGTTTACGACTGCGACGAATCCGACGCTGGCGACCGTAACCTCCTGGCTGGCGCAAATATCCTCGATGGTCAATGTGGCGCTGGCCTCCGCCGGTTTTACCACGCCCATAACCGACGCGGATCTAACCCCAGCGCTGGACGGTTTTGTCAACGCGCTGACCGCCGATCTGGCTCATGCCGCCAATTCCACCGGGCGTTTCTTTTCTGACCGCGCCCTGGAATACGGCATCAGCCCGATCAAGGCGATTTCCAATGATGTGCGCGGGTGGGTGGAGATGATGACCCCGGGTCTGTCGGCGCTGGGCGCGGTGCGAGAAACGTCCGACGCTGATCGAATTGCTTTTCGAGATGGGGACGAAAACGGGAATGCGGTCAACCCCATGTTTACGCGGGGCGCATTCGGCGGCTGGGGGGATACGGGTGAAAGCTAATGCAGCTATCCATCAACGTCGAGGGCGAACTGGTACGCAAGGGGTTGCAAAATCTTGCCGCCGAGATCCCAAAGATCGGACGCCAGCAGATCCGCACGGTAATCAATAGGATCGTTCGCCGCCAACAAGCATACCCGCCCGAACCCGCACACCGCACGCGCACAGCGCGGCACCCGACGCTAGGCAAGATATTCACCAGAACAGGGCGCACGGGTTTGCTCGGCAGGTCATGGAAAGTATCCCCCACAGAAAGCGGATACACATTGTCCAACACCGCTAAACGCAAGGGGCGCGCCTATGGGCAGTATGTCCAGGGTGATGCTTACGGGCAGAGCCAGGCCTGGATGCACAAAGGGCGCTGGGAGCTTACCCGGGATGTAACCGAGGAAGAGGTCGCCAAACTGCCGGCTGATATTGAAAAGGCAATCATGATGGTAGCGCGCAAGGAGGGGTTATGAGCCACATGGCCGCGCAGGCGTTGGTAAAAACGCTGCTCATTACCAATTCAAATTTGGGGGCAGGCACGGTGACCGAAGGTGATTATACGGTACTGGACAGCGGGCATATTTATTCGGCGGTACTCAACCCCGGCGCTTTTGGGCGGCACGAGCTGGCCGAGATGACTCGCGAACGGCCCTGGACAGTGCTCGTGGATCTATTCGCTAAGTTTTCCGACGACACCACATATAGCGCGTTGGGAACGCTGCGGGATAGCATCATCGAAACCCTCAAGGGCGGTCGCTGCCTGTCAAGCATCTATGTAATCAACGGGATTGAAAGCGATCAGGACCCGCAAGAAGTTTTCGACCGCCAGAGCAACGGGCCGTTTTTTGTCATGCAAACCTTACGCTTGACGTTGGACGAATACATTTAGGAGCGACTATGGCAGGCAGAACACTAGAGATTTACGAACACGTTTACATGGACGGCTATGATATGACCGGCTATGCCCGTTCCAGCGGGGAGCAGGGCGTCGAATACCCGGAGCACGATCTCACCACTTTTGCCGACAGCCAGCAAGGGATGTTGGTGGGTAAACCTACCCTGACCTTCGGCCCGTTCAACGGCGTTTTTGACAACACGGCTACCAGCGGCTTGCATGTACTTGCCGCCGCTGCCCAGGGTACGCGGCGTAATATCATGGTTGCCTATGGCATTCGCACCACGCCCGCCATTGGCGACGAGGCGTTCTGCGCCCCCATGCTGCAAAGCAGTTATAAATCAGTTTTATCGGGTGGAACGCTTGTCAATATGACATTCGGCGCGGACGTCAACAGCGCCATGTTGTACGACGAGTTTTTCGGCAAGATGCTGCATATCCTGGGCGCCGAAACCGGCGCGAACACAGCCAATACCAATGCCGATTTTGGCGCGGCGTCCGTCACAAAGGGGGGCTGGTTAATGTACCAAATAAACGCAATTACCGGCGGGGCAGGCACGGCGGCGGTCAGTGTGGATCACTCGACCACCGGCACCAGCGGCTGGGCGGCGCTTGCAGGCGCAACATCCGGGGCGTTGGCGTACAGCGCAGCGCCTACATCCGGTATCGTGCAACTGGCTACCAATGTTGACGTAAACAGATATTTGAGATGGCAGCTCGCCCTCGCGGGCGGAGCCACCGGAGCTACCTTCGCCCTGGCGTTCATGCGGGGCAGGGTTCAATAATTCAAAGGAGTTTAAGCTATGACAGCACAGACAGGCAGAACCGTTGCGGATTTTTGCGATTTCAAACTCTCATCCGGCGCGTCGATGGTCTCGCTCGCGGTGGACACCATTGGAGATGTCGGCCTTGATTACCCGGAAGAAGACATGAGCGCCTTTATCGACGCGATCAAGGGCGTGCTGCTCGGGAAGCCGTCTTTCTCGGTCGAGATTGGCGGGCCGTTTGACTCGACCGCTACGACCGGCAGCCATGCGATCCTCAGCGCCAAAAACGGCGTGATGACCGCCAGTTCACTCGATATCCAATTTGGTATTCGCCACGCCTGGGAAAGCGGGGAACCGCAGTTCGGCTGTTCGGCGGTTGTTGCTTCCAACAGCGGAATCATGGTCACCAACTACAAAGTCTCGGGCGGAAAGTTCACCGCGCGGATTGCGACCATCGCCGGCAGCGCGAGTACAGGCATTCCGGCCTGGGGAACTGCCGTCGAGGTAGTGCCTGCCTAAGGAGCGCCGAATGGCATCAACAACATTTGATCGACCCATCGAGAGATTGATAACAGTAAAACGCTTATCTGAATTAAACGGTGTTGAATACGCCGCTTATAACTGGTTTGAGGTTACGTCTTATTCCGATCCTGAACCAGTTTATGCACGCGGGCTGCTTCGATCTCCGTCAGATGCAGCTAAAGCAAAAAGCGAGTTCGAGGTATTTTTAGATATTTCTCGGGCGCGGATTGCGATAGAGCGTGAAAGCGACAGGCGCGATAATGAGCAAGGTAATTAACAGTCCGTCGAAGCGCTACCCGGGGACCGTGACGCTGGCCTATCCTCTGACGTTCCCGCAGTATGCAGCCTGGCGGCGGGCGCTAGATTCCTTGCCTGAAGGAATTGGACAGGTGGGCGAAATTACCAGTGATATTGAAGCATCAAGGTTAATTTTGCCCGGCGTCTTTGCGATCGTCGAGCGATGGAACCTAGCGAATATGCCGGAACCATTGACGTTAGAAAACTTTCCTTCGACGCCGCGAATGGCGGTCTTTCGGTTATTAACTGAAATCGTTGCGGAAATCAGCGCAATGGTCAACGAGGATGATGACGCCCCTTTTCCGCAGCCTGCGCCGCTTACAGATATGCCAACAATGGCGGAGATCCCCCAATAGATTTGGAGGCGGCGTGGTTTGTTGGCCGCTATGGGGCGCAGGCTGTTTTTGGCGGGTTGATACCAGTGGGAGATATGCGCCGGATGAGTATAGCCAAACAGATTTTTGACGCCTACCACGGGCGCAAACAGGCGAAAGACTGGGTCGAATGGGCGAAAGCCTACCCTGAAGCAAGCCGACTGCTGAACGAGATAGCCACGCAGGGCGAGGTGACCAATGGCAAATAACATCATTATCGGCGTTGGAATGACGACGGATGACGCCAAGAAGAAAACACGGGAGCTTGATACTGAATTAGAAAAACTTGGGAAAACTGGCGAAAAAACTGGCGAAGGTTTCAAGGTCGCCAACCTTTCGCTTACCGATCTTAAAAGCGGGATTGACCTGGCAAACCAGGCAGTAGGCTTGGCCGGGCAGATTTGGGACGCAACCGGGGGCAAAGCCCTGGAATATTCCGACCAGGTGCGCGATTTGGGACGGATCTCCGGAGCAAGCGCAGAGGATACCAGCCGGCTTATCCAGGTGGCCGACGATTTACAGGTCAGTTTTGACACGCTGAAAAGGGCATCCAAAAACGCGGCAGATGAGGGGATCAGCCTGACCGTCGAATCCATGGCGGCCTTGCAGAAGGAATACCAGTCCATTCAAGGCCCGGCTGAAAAGGTGGATTTTGCGGTCAAAAAATTTGGGCGCACTGGCCTGGAAATGCAGAAAGTCCTCGAAATGGATACGGAAGAGTTCCGCAACATGTCGGCGGCGATTGATGACAACTTGATTATGACCGAGGAACAGGTCAAGGCGGCGCGGGATTTAGAGATCGGGCTGGATAACTTAGGGGACTCGGCACAGGGAGTATCTATCCAGATTGGTAACGTCATGGTAAGCGGACTGAATAAAGCTTTCGTGGCGTTCGATCAATTATATCAAATCGCTACCAAGTATAAAGATTTATTGGCAGACCACAACCAGGATATAATTGGGATTGCCAAAACCTATGCCGAATACAAAGATGAGATGATCCGTTCAGCGAAAGCGGCTGGAAATTACATTGACGTAAATGGAAACTTGCGCAGCAGCATCGGGGATTTGATTACTGCGCAATTACTGTTGACCGAAATTGAATTTAAGCTTGCCAATAATTTATTCGACGTTGCGGATGAGGGCACGCGTGCGGCAAACGCGATGAAGGGGTTCGCGGATAATAAAATAGCCGAGGAATTAAGGATTATCCAGGAGAAAACTGAAAATCTGCCAGATAGTTTCGCACGATGGGGACAATCCATTGATGGGGTTACAAAGGCGTCCGAGCGATTAGTGCTGTCTCAAGCGCAAATCAAGACCAAATTTGATCTACTGTCACAGGCAGTTGAAGGAAAAGTAGGAAAATCCATCTCGGAATACAACGAAAAGCATCAGGAATTAAACCTCGAAATATCTACTACGGGGCAGAGAATTGAGGCATTATCTAAGCTGAAAGTTTTGACGCCAGAACAACAGACTAATTTAAATAAATATTGGTCTGCTATGGTGATAGCCAAAGGTGCGACAGAGGACATGGTTCAGACTTCATCCCAAAATATGCCTTCCGCGCTCAAAAAAATGAATGAAGCCCTGGCAGACGTGACCGATGGACCGGCCTCTTTCAAAACTGCCGCTGCCGCCGTGAAATGGTATCAGGATAAGGTCAACGGGTTATCGGATGGTACGTACCTGACCGACGCGCAAAAGAAAGAGCTTGATGAATTAAAGGAAAAACTAGGAACCGCGAAAGGCGCAGTATCAGAACTGGACAAGGAATTCCAGGAAAGCTCTAAGCGCATGTTATTTTCAATGCTTGTGACGAAAGCGTCAGCAGGTATTCTGACGGATACAGAAGTAGAGAATCTAACTAAGGTTGCTTTGAGCTGGGGGCTGGTAGATCAAGCCACTGCCACAACGGCGCTGCAATTGAATTCATTGGATTTGGATGACGCCAGGTTCCAATTGGGTTCGGTCGATGCAATATTGTCCCACATGAACGGATTGCCCAGAAACTATGATTACAGGATTACGACAACTCACTCACAAGTTTATATGCAAAGCCGCACTGTGGCGCCGGGTGCGCAAACTACCGGGCGCGGCGGTGAACAATTCGCCTCCGGCGGGTCTTTTAGGATTCCTGATTCTTACGGCTATGAAGGCTTTGGCATGGGCGGCATGGCAACGGCCAGCGGCGGGGAAGGAGTGACCGTCACGCAAAAGGGGAAGGACATCATCGACTATGACCGCCTGGCGCGGGCCATACGCGACTCTATGATGCAGGTGGCGGGATGACCAGCACAGTTGACGCCGTCGCCATATCCATCCAATACGCGGATGGGACCTGGGAGAATCTCAACAGCCTGGCCCTGATCGACGCGCAGATCACCGGCTTTTGGGGGATCCCCGGGGATGAACCGCTGGACCGCATCGCCAACACCGGCGAAATGAATTTCACCCTGAAAGACCCGGCGGGATTATGGCGCGGACGGATCGACGACGGCAGCGCGAACTCATGGGGGCGCGGAACCAGGGTTGATCTGATTTTCACTTTTCGCGGGTTGCCTTATGCACGATTCCGGGGACTGATCGAGACGATAAAATTTATTCCCATTATGGGATTAAACCCTAACCTCGCTGTGACCGTACTGGATTGGATGAACGTAGCCGCCAGGCAGCCGATTTTATCCCCGACCATAAAAAGCGACATGACCGCAAACACGGCTATCGAGCAGTTTATCCTGACCATGCCCGTGCCGCCGCTCAAAGCAACGCTGGATACTGGGGAATATACATTCCCGGCCATTTTTGATACTGTGCGCCAAAAGTCAACCGCGCTCAGCGAGTTTAGCAAGCTGGTTTTTTCGGAGATGGGCTATCTCTATGTACGCAAGGACCGCCAATTTGCAGAGACGCTGATCTTCGAGAACCACCTGGCGCGTCACGGAATGAGAGATTTGTCCGACGTGCCCGCAATGGATTATCTGCTGGACGAGGACGGCACGATCATCCTGGACGAGGACGGCACCTCAATTTTAGACGACAGTTACACCACGTTCAGTGTCACCGACGAGGCGCACGATGTTGAAATTATCTACGGCGAACCGATCATCAACCAGGCGACCGTCAGGACTTATCCGCGCACACTCGTGGCTACCAGCGTTTTATATACCCTCGGTTCGCCAATATCTATCGGGTCGGCAGAAACAAAAGTGATCACCGGCTATTACACCGATCCCACGGGCGGCGGCGGGCGCGTGAATGCCCTGGACTCCACGGCGGCGATTACCTCCTACGCCGGCAACACGGCCAGTGACGGCAGCGGAACAGTCATCACCGCCGACCTGACCATCACAACCGTTTTCAGCGCCAATCGTTTCGAGTCTACGATCACCAACGGCAACGCAAAGAAGGGATATGTCACGGTTTTGATAGTGTCCGGGGAGGCGGTCCTGGTTTACAACACGGTCGATACGATCGACAGCGACGACGCATCTGCGGAAGATTTCGGCTGGCATGATCTGACCGTCAACCAATCCTACCAACAGGACACGCTCCTGGCTGAGCAGGTTTCCAAACAAATCGTAAGCACATATAAACGCCCTTACAAGGACATTCAGTCTCTATCGTTCCACGCCAACAGAAGCGACGAATTGATGAACGCCTTCCTCGGTCTGGATATCGGGCATTTAATTTACTATTCCGATACGCCTTCAGGATTGATGGGATCTTACTACATCCAGAAAATTGATTTCCGGGTATACAGCGATAACTTTATTGATTTCACCTGGCTGCTCCAGCGACAGCGCAAAATTGATGACGGGTATACCGCGATGGCGCTGGAAGGATTGGGCGACGTCGCCGGGGATGGGATAGACTTCGGTTATCTGCCCCAAGTGAGCAGTTTGTCTGAAAGATCGTTTGTGTTTTCGGTATTCCTGACCGACCTGGATCAAAGCTATACCATAGGCGCCATATTCTCGGATGAAGCCGGGGTGGCTGTTTCAATAACAAACAATGGCGAAGTTTATTGTTACCAAAAAGGCGCAACCGGCCCAGGGATATGGACCACAGCCAATGGCATTATCACTGCCGGCGCCTGGTTCAAAGTTGTCATAACCCGCGATTCGTCCGATCCGGCAAACGCGCCGATTATGTACGTGGACGGCGTCAGTAAGACCGTGACCGAGGATAATCCGCAAGTCGGAGCGACGGTCGCGGAGGACAACTGCCGGATGATGCTGATAAACGTCAAAACGGTTACCCTTGATTGGCCTCGTAATTTTGACGGCATCGTCAAGAATTTCGGCATCTACAACCGGATTTTGGCCGCCTCGGAAATTTTAGCGCCTACGGAACCAACCCCATTTGATCTGGGAGTATCTTCAACCGACGGGCTGGTGTTTCTGGCCCCGGCCATTCTCGACGAACAAGTGGCGACATACACCGACGCCACGCTCACAGCGGTAGACAAGGTGCTGGATGCCGTTTACGGCGCAGTAGGCACGCCGCACGGTTCGCCCATAATCAGAGCAATATCCTAAAGAGGCATAATGGCAGACACGAAAATTAGCGCAAAAACTGAAGCAACTTCGATCCTTTCCACAGACGAATTTGTGGTCGTCGTCGATCCGGCATCCTCACCGGCGACCCGCAGGATTTACATGGGCAACATGCTGGCCGGCGGCTGGATCAACGTCGCCACATGGTCCTACGCATCGCCCACTACGATCAACGTGCCGGCGGGGGCCGCATCGATCCACTCGGTCGGCGATAAAATCAGGATTAAACAGGGTGGAAGTTATAAATATTTTTATGGCACTGCTGTGGCGGATACCCTGCTCACCGTTTTTGCCGGGTCAGATTACACAGTCGCCAATGCCGCGATCACCGAACCGGGATACAGCAAGGCGTCCAATCCGCTGCTCTTCCCGCAGTGGTTCAATTATGCGCATGGGTGGGCGAGTTCGGGCACCGCGCCGGTGCTGGGCGATGGGGTAGCAATAGCCCGTTCCGTGTTGTTGGGCCGGCTATGCAGATTTGGGCTGCAGTTGACGATGGGGGCATCCACCACGTATGGGACGGGGACATACACATTTGCCTTACCGGCCACAGTCGGCGCATCAGCAGGACCATCGGCGGCGATCCTGAACCTATACGACTCCAACGTGACCGGCAGATATGTGAGATTCGTAAACCTGCCTGCTGGTAGTACCACCATTGGGGCTGTCTGGGGAACCGCCGAACCCTTCACGGGTGCGGCTTTATCGCCGACCGTACCTTTCACCTGGGCGGCGGGTGACATCCTGCGCATTGACGGCAGCTATGAGATATAGGCTAAGCGAGGACATATGAAACTACCGATACTGATGAATGTGGTGATGGGGAGAGGAGCGGCGGCGGTGCCGTGGTATCTGGCAGGTGGGGTTTCGTCCGCTAATTGCGTGGCAGCTTACTGTCCTCTCGGTGCGGCATCACAAGCAGCCAGTTATATCAACCTTGCCAATCCAGGAACTTACGATCTAACGGCGTCTGGCTCTATAACGTGGGCGACCGAGGACGGCTGGACTGGCGCAACGGGCGCTTACTTGGCAACTGGAATTGTTCCAGGTAGGGACTGGTGCTACGTTGCTCGGTTTACAGACGCGGTAGACGGAGAGGATGGTTTATTAGGGTTGTACGATGGAGCAGGTAAACGGTTAGAGATTAGGCCAAAGGCAAATGGCGATAACCGGTTGTTTTTTGATAATGGTGGTGCGCTAACTCTAGCCATCGGAACGGGTATCACAGCCGGGTGCGCTGCGATTAACGGACGAGATGCGTATAAAAACGGCGCGAAAATTGGAACGCCAATGGCAGATTGGGGGGCTGATCCCGTAAAGACCGTCTATATAGCAACCGTCAATGGCATAAATCAATTTTTCAGAGGAAAAATTCAGGCTGTCGCTATTTACAATATCACGTTTTCGGAGGCGCAAATGGCCACATTGTACAGCGGCATTATGCTCGCGCCAAATTTTATTTAGGCGGCATTTATACGCCGCCGACGGAGGACATAACAATCGAGGTCGATGAAAGCACAGCCGATCCAGCATTGGTGATACAGACGGCTTTGAGTAACGCATCGTATAAACATATCACGTTCCCGGCAGGTCTGACCTTTACGATTGGATCGTTGATAACTGTCAAAAATTTAGATCACGCAACTATTGATTTTAATGGTTGCACATTTATCGTGCCTGACTCAAGCGCCAATCCTGGAGTTATTCGGTTTACTGAATGTTCACAAGTTGTCATAAACGATTTAATTGTAGATGGGAACAAGGACGGTAACGTTGGAGCCGACCAATACGGTTTTGAGTTTTACAGCAATGCCGGAATGACGATAAATAATTTTGTCGCCAAAAATATCACCCATCATGGTTTTTGGTGTCTGGTCGGTAACGTTGGGATAAAATTTTACGATTGTTCTGCACTCAACATCTACGGATATATTTCGGCGGCGGAAATCTACCTGGAAGGAGAAGAAAAAAGCTCGATTGAATTTCACAACACAATCGTTAGCCGGGATCAATACACTTCAAACCAGGCGTTCTACTGCAACTCCGAGGGATCGGTGATTATCGATAGAGTCACAGCAACAAACATTGCCGGATATATAGTAGACGTAAGACGGGGAACAATCAACATCAACGATATTAGTGTCGATCATTTTGGTGGAATGATAATAGCCCAGAAATACACCAATGCCGGTGTGGTAGCAACAAATTTAATTGGTACAAATTGGCAGGGCAGAGCCGGAGTTGATGCAATCATTCGGATATTATTAACGGATAGTTTTTATCTGGATGGGCTTACGGTATCAGCCGATAAGGTCGGGTGGAATAATTACGCCGTTAGATTAAGTGGTTCAAAACCTGGGGACATAGTGGGCGTGGTGATAAAAAATATTCGGGTCGATAGATACAACACCTATGGTTTATTGTTGGCGGGACTAGATGATAGTGCTCACTTTGATGGGATAAAACTTAATCCGGCAACATCAGATAGGCCCTTGATCCGCTGCGAAAGCACGGTTACTATCCCGCAATATGTTACCAGATTATCCAGCGACGTAAACAACGCTGGGATTATCGACCTGCCCGGCATGTTGGTTGTCACATAAAAATTGGATTTGATGCCGAAATGCAAAGAGTGATGACGCCATGATTTACTGGCGCTGGACGCTCGGGCGAGGCACTCGCTTCCTGCGCACTTCGTGTGCGACACCGCCCTGACGGGGGTGCAGGGAACAACACTGCCCCGCCTGGGCGTGCGGAGGCGGCGTAGAGTGGAACGGAGGAAAAAATGATCAACGGAATGGATGTGTCAATTTTTCAAGAGTACCTTTACGGCGTGGTCAAGCCTGAGAACCTGCGGCCCATCGATTGGGCGCAGGTATTCGCAGATCCACGCCGATTTGAATTTGTCTACGTCAAGGCGGCGCACGGTTACGCCGTCCCGGGCATACACCCCGACGCTTATCCGGTCGAGAGTTGGTTCCGCAACCTGAACGCGATTCGGGCGCAAGGCAAACCGGCCGGGCCATACCATTACTGGTACTGGAAGCTGAACGGGGTCAAGGTCGATCCGGCAGAGCAGGCGAAGGCGTTTTATACCGCTGTGAAAAATGATATTGGCGACCTGCCGCCCTGCGGGGATATCGAGGATACGTCGGCTGTCATAGACTGCGTACCACTGAGCTGGACAACTGCCGAAGCCAACGCCAAACTGATCAACGCGCGGCAGGTGCTGGCATCGCTGGCAGTCTACCTGGAGGAGATGAGCAACCTGTTCAAGCGCCAGGCTGTACCGTACTCTGGGCCGTGGTGGATTAATCAAGTAGCCATGCAAGTGCGCTATTACTATCCGCAGGATTTAGATTGGATGAAACAGTACGGCTGGTTCAGCGCGGATTATACCGGACCGCTGGATGACGTGCCTGAGTGGAAAGAAATCATCCACCAACATGCGTCCACCGCGATTCCTGCCATACCTGGGATCACCGTCACTGGTGGTACTCGGGTTGATTTAATCCGCTGGCTGGGGACGGATGAGGAATTTCGTCTGTGGCGCGGACTTCCCCCCGTTGTGCCACCCGTCAAACACAGCTGGGCAATCGAGATCACCAACTGGGCGCGGGAGCAGGACCCGCCTTACGCCGGACCTGGCCCTGAATAGGGAATCACTTGGAAAAACGTTTTTTATAAACCCGTTGACAGTTTTTGCAGGCGTGCGCCAATGGTACATTTATTGTCATTCTGTAACGTCCGTTATAAGCGGATGTGTGACACAATGGCGCAGAAACATAGCCGGCTGGAATCAAATTATCCCTCTCAAAACCTTCACCAGCCTCAAAAATTAGATGCAATTTGTTGCCGGAATTTATTTGCGCGTATCTCATCGTTCACCATCCTTTATATTATTATGTTTCGTCCACTTCTATCTTGACTATCGCCCCCGGCCTATTCACCCACCTGGCAGGCTTCGGGCCTTTGGCAGGCTCAGCATAGTGCTGCTCAATAAAATACCCAGTCAGTGCATCTGCATCCAGTCGCTCGCGGCTTCCATCTCCCCAGGTGCGGATGGGCGGCAGGTAATCCCCCACTCCAGCCGCGAAGAAAGTATAGACAAATTCCTCGTCAATCCGCCGGTCGAGTAGCTCGATATACCTTTTGGAGCGTGCGTCTTTGGCTCCAGGCACTAAAATATGCCGCACGCTCGCATTATTCAGCGCCGAGATCTGCTCAGTAGTGAGTTTACCGGCGGCAGTCAGACGCTGAGTGTCGGCGGTGATGGTCTGATACTCCGTGTTGTTCGCCTTCTTCCACTCCCCCCACCGGGCTATCGTCTCTCTGACCAGCCAGTTTATCGCAAAAGACCCGCTAGCAATGACTAGCGCGAAGAATAGAGCAATCGGCCCAGTTTCTTCCAGTCCTAAAAATTGACGACTGATACCAGCCAGGATGATGCAGATTATCGCGGGTGATAGGCGGGGCTTGTTATTCACAAAGGCTAATTCCTTTCAAAAAGCGTGCGTGCGCCAGCGGTTTGCTAATCCTGGCACAACCTCATGGAATAGGGCGGTGGTTTATTTCCCATCCAAATATTCCCGGTACACGTCCAGCCGCCGCTCATCCTCAGCGCGATCCTCAGCCGTTGGCCCCATCCATCCGCGCTTGACGTACTCGCGGTGGAATATCTCCAACTGCGACGGCCTGGGCGGCGGTGGCTTGTAGTACGCCGGTGCATGACCCTTGCCCATCGATCCCGTGACGTCCTGATCCTGGCGCGTCCTGCGCGAGAGGGCAACGCCAACGGCGAAGATCAGGGCGACGAGGGCTACACCGGAGAGGAAGAAAAGAAGCTCGTTCACTTGGCGGCCTTTGGATGCGTCGCCCGATATTTTTGGATATTCAAACCGCAACCAGGACACCAAACCTCGACACCAGTTCCCGCGCATTCCATGCACATATCTTCATCATCGGGGTCGTACCAAAGTGGATCTTCTTCGTACTGATTGATCCGGCCATCATTACAACCCAATTCCTGACAGGTACGGTAATGCGTAGGACTCCTTCCACATTTCGGGCATGGGGTATCGTCTAAGTCGTAATCGTCGCTCATTTCCCCTCCACTTTGGCGGCCTTTGCGATGGCGGCGCGGATTGCGTCAACAAAATCGCTTAGTTTTTCAAGCTGAAAATTCAACGTATTACGTTCGCTGTAATGCACCAACGCCTTACACGCCTCGATCAGTTCCGCGTTTTGGGCGCGCAGGGCGTCTACCTCGGTCTGCGCCATCTTGCAGCCGTTATATCCGCAATCAGGACACATAATTGGCGACATATCCGCCGGTAAATCCACATCATCCATGTGAAAAATTGCGTCACATTCAGGACATTGAAAATCGTTCATTTTGTCGCCTCCTTATTTTCTTTCTTACCCGGGTGGAACGTCATCGTCTCAGGATCTTCCCAGCCCTCTTTGGCCTGTTTCAATTGTCACCACAGCCAGGCTGCTCCGATTATCCAGCCGATTATCCAGATACCGCCACAGATTAAGATCATTTCCGCTTGCTCCCTCCGCGATTGATGCGCCTTGAACGGGCAGACATCACGCGAGCAGCCTTGCTTTCCTCGTGACTTGCGCGGGTAATCCCCATCCCACCAGCGCCATTGTGCATAGCCGTAGGCATACGCGCGTAAGTCGGGCGACTGCCGAACTCACGCAGTCTCGGGGAAAATATTTTGGCCCACCAATCCTTGAAATTAATTTTCATTTCCGCCTCCAGTGAAATACCCACAAATAATCCGGGGGGGGGATAACCGCCCTCTTCTTTCAATTCCTTGAATATATGGTATAATACCACTATGAAACTCGTTGCACAAGTGAAACTTATATCCACTCCCGAACAGAAAGAATTGCTCAAACATACTCTTGAAATGACGAATGCTGCTGCAAATTACATCAGCGGTCTCGCCTGGGAGAAATATACATTTCATCAATTTTCCCTCCATAAAATCGCGTATCATGCCACTCGGGAGAAGTTTCCTCTTACGGCGCAGATTGTTGTCCGCTGTATCTCTAAAGTGGCCGATGCCTACAAAGTTGGCAAGGCTGGGATGAGAGTTTTCAAACCATTTGGTTCTATCTCCTACGATTCTCGCATCCTCTCCTATAACCTGACGGCCTCGACTGTTTCTATCTGGACACTCGAAGGTAGAAAAACAATCCCGTTTGTTTGCGGGGACCGCCAAAGAGATTTGCTCCAGGGTCAACGCGGGGAAAGCGACCTCTGCTTGGTTGAAGGAAAGTTTTACCTCATGGCTGTTTGCGATATCGAGACCCCGGAAACAAAAGATATCGATGGATTTCTTGGCGTAGATATGGGCATTGCTAATATTGCCGTAGATAGTGATGGGGAAATCTTTCAAGGGAAATCTATGAAAGGCGTGCGCTATCGGCATCGCCAACTGCGTCAGAAATTGCAGAAGAAAGGCACGAAATCCAGCCGCCGCCTTTTGAAAAAACTCTCCGGAAAAGAACACAGGTTCGCTACCTGGACAAATCACAACATCAGCAAAAGTATTGTTGCTAAGGCCAAAGACACCGGGCGCGGTATTGCCATCGAAGAGCTTGGCGGTATTCACGATCGGGTAACGTTTCGTCGGTCTCAGAGAGCAACTTTGCATAGCTGGTCGTTCTTTCAATTGCGTACCTTCCTCGAATACAAAGCGAGGCTGAATGGGGTCAAGATTGTTGCGGTTGATCCGCGCAACACATCCAGAGCCTGTCCGGCTTGCGGCCATATCGATAAAGCCAATCGTCCTTCTCAATCCGTTTTCTCCTGTGTATCGTGCGGGTTCTCTGGACTTGCCGATCACATCGCTGCCGTGAATATTAGCGGCAGGGCCGTTGTAAACCGGCCAAACGTCTCGGGTGCACAGTCTATCGTGCAGCGCCAGGGACAAAGCCCTCGGCTTTAGCCGTGGAGGTGTTTATTTGCTGGCCGTCATTCATCGGATGCCTCCGCCCTGGCAATTGCGGCGCAAATATGGTCAATGATTTCATCACGAATAGGCCAGCGCATCCCGTCAGAATTTGTGCCTGCGCCGAAAGCGTCAATGTCCAATGATCGCAACGCATCTACTGCCTTCTTGCACGCCTCCAGCAAATCCGGACTCGCCGCAATCAACCTGGCGTCATCTTTATATTCAGTCATCTCTCTTTCATAACGTTCATCCTGATCAGGATAATGCGAAGGCTTGGTAATAAAACAGATAAATCCATCTATATTGCGAACTCCTCTTTCAGAACGTAACCCAAATGTTGATCTCCACGGTCCACGTGAATGTGTCATTCCTCCGCCTCCGCCAATGCCTGTTCGAGTATCGCCCGTGCTACGGGATTCTCCGCCCATATCAGGGCGAGTTTGATTGCGTCGATCAGTTGTTGTTGCGTCATGATAGTTCTCCAGTCGCTTTGGCAATGGCGGCCAATTCTTTCTTGGTTGGTTTCTTCGTTCCACAATGGACGCATTTGCGTTTTTCCACATGGAATGTATGTACCGCCTGCCGTCTCTCGACTGGCGGGCACCCGTTCTTGCAATTTGTCGCGCAACACATCCGCATAATCCATTTCCCCTGTCTATCTAGATACCCGAAATCATGGGGATGCCAGCACGGTCGACACGGACAAAAAGCGTCAATTGCCTCAGTCGGACGGCCTTTGTATTCTGTCTTTGATAATGCAAGGTCGCGATATTTCACCTTACCCTCCTTTGCCTGGCTAAAACGGCATATCGTCATCGTCAAGATCCAAATCATTCGCCCTGTCCTCTGCCTCAATGCAGTCATCGCACAGCCATTCGTAGCTGCCTGGCGTGCCTCTGCGGGTCAGATCGTCATATGAATACTCGTCGCCGCAGTGGTCACACTCGCCGCGCGTAGGGTAATCGGGCGGGTCGAGTCTGGTGTCCATAAAGTCGACGCTTTGCATTATGCCTCCTGTTAGTTGCAAATTGTCATCAAGGTAGATTTTCCCGTTGTGCTCTTTTTAACCGATCTATCTCTGCTGCAATGAGTGCTCCTGCCTTAACAAGATTTTTTATCGTTGTGGTTGGCCTGAATATTCCTCGTTCAAAAGGCCAAAGCCTGATTCCCAATTGAAAATTATTCGCATAAATATACGCAGATGCAGCCCGTCCCAATTCGCCATTAGTATGTTGGTCGTCGTGTTGTTCAGTATAACCTTCGCCATATATTTGTCGTCTGCGTTCATCGACAATCATAAAGGCTCCTGATCTCATAGGATCAGCCATAGCGTCGGCGTCGAAAATATCTTCATAATCATCAGCCATTGTGTCCTCCTGTCTGTCAGTTGCCAACCTGCCGTCTAATCCTTAGACATACCCGGATGTTTTCGGACGCTCTAGAGGGCTTTCGCCATATCCGGTAGCGCATTGTCGAAACGGCAGATTGGCATTGCAATCTGGCGGTAATGTATCCCGCCAGGGGTTGCCTAGTTAGGCGGCAGATTTCGCTGCCAGGTGCGCGGCGACCGCTTCCAACACTTTGACCGGCGCGGTATCTTGCGGCAATCTCAGCCCGGCCAGGATGCCGTCAAGGTGGAAACCGTTGATCGGCTTGCCGTCCACGTCGATTAATTCTTTCAGCTTCGGCATGATGTACAGCCCCCATGTGGAAGGGTATAAGTTTTTCCCTATCTTACCCAGCGGGGCGGTATAAACAAGTTCAGCGGTCACCGCCGGCGTCGCCAGTGTGGGGATCGCCTCGGCCTTTTCCAGGTTGGAAGGTTCGGCGGGCTGGGGATCATCCCCTATCTCGTCATAATATTGGGTATCCTCGTCCTCGTCATTATCTGATCCCGCGGGCAGTTCGGGAAATTTCTCCTCGGGCAAGTCTCCTTCAGGCAGCAGGTTCAACCCATTGCCGGGCAGCGCCAGGATATCCACGAAAGCCAGCATCTTTGTTACCCATTTAGGATTCGCTTCAATCGAGATCAAAGACTTCTCCCGGCGGGCGCGTTTTGACCGGTCTTTCGGATCAGGTGTGGAGATCGTCCGCTTACGTCGGCGCATGACCAGTGGAACGCCGGCAATCCGGCCCGAGTTCATCTGCTGCACCGCTTCAAGTTGGCTGGAAATATTCATAATGTCGTAGATCGACGTGGTATGAACCGTCAGGTAGGCCAGAGATTGAAGCTCGGGGATGACCACCTTCAGCCGTCCGACTGGTTTCATTTTGATCACTTCCATACCCTGCCCATTCTGCTTGGCGTATGATCCTACAATCTCGCGGTGCGGAACTTTCGCGCCGTTGGCGTCCACGCCGTTAATGACCACATGTTCGCCAGTTTTGATATCCACCAGGTACGTAAAAAATTCTCCGTCCGACCGGGCCACCATGCGCCCGGCGGTGTAAGCCTCGAACCAAGCATCCCAATTGCGCTCCATTTCATTGAACGGGAAAATGATATTGATGTCGGTAGGCTTCGGGCCGTAGACCTCAATAAACTTCGCGCCGCGCGGATCATCAGCTTCAAACTCAACCCGGAAGTGCTGGAGATCGGCGCCGGGCCGGTTGGCAGCAGGGTCTTTGGCAGCACCCTTGCGGATAAAACCAATTTCGGGAAAGGCAGATCCGCGATCGGTAAGACCTTTTATTGACATGGCATTCTCCTTAATAACCTAATTCGGATAAAATTTCCATCTCGCTGCGCTTTGATTGTGGGGCTGTTTGCACAGGGAGAATTGACTGTAAGTTCTGGCGGGCATCGCGTAGGTCCCAATAACTTTCCTCCAACCGGCGCTCTGCATACCATTTTGTGACGTATCCTTGCCCATCACACCGGGCGGCGTTCGAACATTCAATCCAATCCTGCCCGTCGTGGACCGTAAGGAGAAGATGATGCCAGCAGCGGGCGCAAACATACCGCCGGGCTGTCCACATGGCAAGATTGATATTCATTGGTTGAGCCATTACCACCGCTCCACTATCTGCTCTTGTGCGTTCTCTCGCGCCCATTCCTGCCGGTCACGCTCCCGTTCGACCGCCCTCTCCCACGCTATGTACTCCCGCCTATAGGCCGTGCTGGCCTCGTTCGTTGCGGCACGGGCCTGCTTGTAGCGGTCCACCTGCTCAGGGTCCAGCGAATAGCGCAGATGGGCCACATCGGCGAATTTACGCCGGGCCAGAGTGGCCGCTTTCTCGAGGTCGATTAGGGTCATGATTGCACCTGTACTTCATTCTCGCAGGATGGGCAAACTGCTGCACCGTCGAAGTTGTTTACCTCAGCTTCTACCCACACGTTACAGCGCGGGCAGGTAAAACGTTTGCGGCTGTCGCCTGCGTTCTTGCGGGCATAGGCGCGCAGTTCGGCAGCCGTCACGCCGAAATGTGCTAAAAGATCGGCGGTATTGCTGGCATTGAGCCTTCCCGATTTCTTCGCCCTGTTGAGATTTACTGATCGTTTCATCGTTCGCTCCTTACTGATTTCGTGTTGTGAGTACAGTATATATCATATTGTCGTCTATGTCAATAGGCAATATATTGCCACTTGACAGCAAGTTCATTATATCGTAAAATTATAGACAAGATAGGAGACAAAAAAATGAAAAGAGCATTAACGCATAATCAACTTAGCTGGATCGCGGAACTAAAATCCTATGGGGAGCGACGGCGTGCAAAGATCAAACACCTCTATGATTCGGGCTTGAGCGTGAAGCAGATCGCGTTAATTGAGGAAACGTCTCGCCAGCGGGTTTATGCAATACTGGCAAAATCCGGCTATACTCGGCGGTCTAAACAGGCCACAGATCCCCAGCCAGAGCCAGAACCTACCCAGGCAGAATGATGACCACCGCCCCGCGCCCCTGCGCCTACTGTGGCCAGCCTGCCGTGGGTAGGGATTTTCTCAACATCCTTGCCTGCGCCAAACATCTGGTATCGAAATTGCCTGAGCCGCCGGCGTTGAAACGGGACAATAGCTGGTGTTACTACCGCTGTCACAAATTCACGCCAACCAACAACAACGGTCGCTGCCGGGCGTGCGGTGCGAGAAAGGATTGAACAATGGAACAATGGAAATTCGAATTTGTAGTGGATGGCCTCTCAGAGGCTGCCGCTGATGCTCTGCTTCAGCGCATTGTCAGCATGGTCGAGGTTAGGAATGGTAAAATCGCCGGCGGATTTATTCCCGTAGCGGAGGTGGATGATGTCCAGGAAGATGCTGAGTGAGTGCAAGACTGGCCGGGATCTGCGCAACTATGTCGAGCATCATCCCGCTGCGCACGATATCCGCCAGCGCGGCAGCCACGTGACTGTCAAGGGGCCGCGTCCAGGAACGGCGGTAATCCCCGACCACGGCAACGAGCAGCTACAGCGCGGTACCCTGGGTAGCGTGATTCGGATGTTGATCGGCATTGGACTGGGTATCCTGCTGGTGATCGCGCTCACCTACGGCCCGCTATCCGCCGGATTTTGAGTCAATAGAGGACAAATGAGCACACCCACCAACCCACTGGACTGGGACAAGATCCTGCACGATGCAGACAGCGTCCCGATCATCACCGGAGAACAATACCGATCCCTGCTGGCCGACATCCGCCGCCTGACGGCAGAACGCGACGCCCTTAAAGAAGAATGTGATGCTTACGAGAAAGCATGGGGCGATGAATTAGATGGTTATAGAAGAACTATAAATCAGTATATTATCGATGTTATTGGTCCGGTTCAGCCGACTTACGAGACGATCAACGGCAAACAATACGCATCGTATAAGGGCATGATCCCCAGGCTTCAAGAAATTGTTGCCGAGCGTGACAATGCCCTTCGCCAATTGGCCGCTGCCAGAAAACACTAGCATTCCGCGGGGAAAAGTGCTATAATGTTAATCAGATTGGCGCGTGGGCCTGGCACCCCACAGTAATGCGCATAACAGGCAAAGTAGGAGGTTGATTTGTTAATATATTCATATCCCTGGTTTACACCTGCTGGTCGGTATTTTGCCGACCGCACGCCATGCGGCTCTAACCCTCCGCCGGCCAGCAGATGTAAGCCGGGGATTTTTATTACCAGGAGAGGACAATGGGCGAGATACCTTTGCAAGCTACGGTACATTTTACCGATGAGGATGTAATGCTCACAATTTATGGATGTAATGAGTGCAAGAGAATATTCGGGATTGAAGGCTATCCATATTCACAAGAAACGTTCTGCCCTATATGCGGGAAACAGAATACCTGGTTATTGGAAGAATACACATAGGAGGTATCTTATGAAACTATTCAAATGGATATGGCTGAAGTACAACGCAAGGCGAATCCGCAAGGCGCAGCGCGAGATCGACCGGCTGCGGACGGAGATGTGGGGATGACAACAGACACGGTTATATATTGTGACGGGCTTTGCGAACCTTTTAATCCTGGGGGAACTGCGACCTATGGTTATGTGATCTATTGGAAGGGGAAGCGGGCGCGGAATGGTTCGGGCGTGATTTGCACCGGACCGGGAGCGACAAACAATCTTGCTGAATACACGGCGGTCATCAAGGCGCTGGAACACCTGATCGATAAAAAATATCTCGAGGCTATTACTGTCAGGTCAGATAGCCAACTAGTCATCAATCAATTAGCCGGGAGTTGGAACGTCAATTCGCCTAACATCATTCCGCTCTGGCAGCAGGCGCGGGGGCTGGTTGAAAAATTCAAGGCGGTTAGTTTTGAATGGGTTCCTCGGGAAGAAAACAAAGAAGCGGATCTGATGAGCCGCGCCGCATACAATCAGAGGGCAAGATGAGTTCAAATATTACCGCTTCAACATTAACGGGATTGCTGGCACTAAAATTTTTATCTGATAATGGCGCAAAATTTTGCAAAGTAAAGCCCTGGAATTCCCAGGGCAATTCACCTGGGAAGGCGCCGTTTGAAGATGACTGGCAAAATAAGCCATACTCATTCGAAGAAATTCAACCCCATCTTAAAGCCGGCGGTAATGTCGGGATGATCTGCGGTACTTATAGTAATAATTTGATTATGCTGGATGCAGATGAGCGCTTTTCTGAATTTCTAAAAACTAATCGCAGTCTGGAAAAGGCTCCAACCATCGTTCGGGATGGCGCAGACAAAGGAAAGGTAATTGTCAGGGTTTCGGGGGACTGTCCAAACGGACGCAAGTTTAAACACAAGGGCATCAAGAGTCCATTCTTTGAAGTGCTGAGCAATGGCAACCAGGGCGTAATACCACCAAGCAAACACCCTGAAGGGACATTCTACAATCTGATTAATGCCGATCAACCCATACCCGAATATTCGCCTGAAGAATTGGATGACCTATGCGGCATATGGGCAGGCGGGCGTTTACTATCGCCTGAAGAACCACAATCGCATGGCGTTTATCCCGAGACTGTGAAAATTCCACAACACGCGAACGGTGATGGGTTATTTGAGGCGGTATCAGAATATTGGAATTGTCTTTCTGTGTTCCAACACTGGAACAGGGCAAGCAAAACAGCCAGAGAAAAACAAGGTACGGAGCTGCGCATCTTCGGCGGCGGCGGAATGTTTGTCAAGGTGAACGGCGGCGCTTATGATGTTTGGAATGTTCCGGGAGATCCTGGTGTCGGCGGTGGTATATTCCAGGCCTGGCAATACTGCAAGACGGATGATTGCAAAGTACCTACCGGCAAAGGCTTTTATGAATTGTTGTGTGAGATGGCAACAGCAGCAGGTATTCCAATCCCTGATCGTAAAACGCCTGAAGCCAAGCCTCCCCAAACACAACCATCAACCCAAAAAGCCGATGCAGATGAAAAGAAGCATGTTCCAGATGACGGAGAACTGGCGAACATATGGTTGAATAAAACGATCCTTACCGCGTATGGCTTGGGGGATTGGCGGCGATATAAGGATGGCGTTTGGCCGGCAGATGAAACAGATATTATCGGGCGTGAAATTTTGGGGGTGATTGAAGCCGCCAGGTATGACGGGGTGCGCGCTTCAAGTGCTAAAGTCGCAAGCGTCAAGGAATTGGCACGACTGAAATCCAATGTGGGTAATGATGTCTGGGACGCCAATCAAGATATTATCGTTTGCCAGAATGGGGCGCTGCATATTCCAACAATGGAATTATTGCCACATAAGCCGGAGTATATGGCCACTTTCAAGGTTGGGTATGAATATGATCCCCAGGCTCTTGCTGATGTTTGGCGATATGCCCTGGATACCACTATTCCTGACGCCGTTGATTTCTTGCAGGAATTCGTAGGGTATTGCCTGACAAACAATACCCGTTATGAAATGGCATTATGGTTTTATGGTCCGCTGGGCAGTGGAAAATCAACCATCCTTGAAGGTATCCAGGCGATGCTTGGCGAACGCGCAACCCTGCTGGGCCTGGCCGACGTGGAACGTTCCAGGTTTTCACTGGGAAATCTGCGGGGTAAAACCCTGGCGGTCGCGAGCGAACAACCAGCAATCTATATGCAGGCAACCTTTGTTCTAAACGCGATTATCAGCGGCGAAAAAATCAAGACTGAACGAAAATTCCAAGACCCGATTGAGTTTATTCCACGGGTCAAACTGATCTGGGCAATGAACGAATTACCCAGGGTGCAAGATGCGGGCAATGGCCTGTTCCGGCGCGTGAAGGTTATCAAGTTTCCACCGATGGACGAGAATGAACGCGACCCAAAAATAAAAGAAGCAATCAAGACCGAAGGCGCGGGTATCTTGAATTGGGCGCTCATTGGATTGGAAAGGTTAAATCATCGCGGCGGGTTCGATGTACCTGAATGTGTGAAGACTGCGACGAATAACTTCCAGAAAAATAACGATACGGCAGCCGCGTTCCTTGCAGATTGCTGCGTGATCAATCCAACTTATAAAGTGAAATCAAGCTTGCTGTACGAAAAATATAGAGATTGGTGCCAGACCAACGGACACAAGCCAAAGGCAAGCAATACCATAGCCGAAGACTGGGAACGTATAGGGTTTGATAAAAAGAAAGAGGTATCAGGTATGTTCTGGAACGGGGTCGGGCTGCGGCACAATGATGGAAAAATCATGCAGGGTTAAGCCAAAAATGCAAGATTATGCAGGGTATGCAGGGTCATCCCTATTTAAGATTTATTATACTAAGCGCACGAAAAAATGGCATTTAATAGGTTAATAGGTAAAAATAAGTTAAATAAGTATTATATAGGCAGCCCTGCATACCCTGCAAAGCCCTGCATAAATTGAGCGCGATAAGAGTGATTTTTGTATAACGTTTAAAGGAGAAAAATATTATGGACACAAAAATAGAAACAAAAATAATTCAGATTATGCCTGCCCTAAATTGGTGGGCGAAATTCAAAGGGAAAACATACCCGGTGATTGGCTGGGCATTATGCGAATGGGAATTTGAGGACGAAACAGTGCGAGATGTTTTCGGCCTTGTCACCCGTGGCGGGGGTGTTGAAACCTGCGACTTGGACACAGATTATTTCTACGAGGTGGACTAATGTGTGGAGTATGTTCATTTGCGACAGCCGCGATCACCCTGGCCGTGACCGACAAGGCGCTGGAGAAGGCGCTCAGCGCGTACAAGGCCCATCTGCTCCGCGCCCACGGCATGACGGCGGCTGAGGCAGAGAAGAACGTAGAGGCCGCGAGGACGCTGGCGGGGAGGGAGGTAAGGGAATGAGCGAAACAACAAAACTACGGCTGCGGAAAATTGACGCAATTATTCGAAAAATTCGAATAGTTCAAAGCGAGGCCATTTATACGCCGTACTTTGAGCAAGCAATCGAATGCCTTAAGCTGACGAAACGTCAGATCACTATCGATGGCGAAAATAGGGACAGGTATGAAGCGAAAAAATTACTGTCGTTGGAGTGCGGGGATGATACTTGATCCGGCTTGCGGCAGCAAAATGTTTTGGTTCGACAAGGATGCTGACGACGTTGTATTCGGTGACATCCGGCGTGAGAATCATATCCTGTGCGACGGGCGAACGCTGGAAATATCGCCGGATGTGCAGCTTGATTTCACAGCTCTACCGTTTATGGGTGGCCAGTTCGAAATGGTGGTGTTCGATCCGCCGCACTTCAACAACGCGGGGGCGAAGGGCTGGCAGTGTTTGAAATACGGCGTGCTTCCGGCCGATTGGCGCACCAGCCTGGAGCAAGGCTTCGCGGAATGTTTCAGGGTGCTCACGCCTAACGGTATGCTAATTTTCAAGTGGAACGAAACGCAGATCAAAGTATCCGAGATTGTTGAGTTGGCGAGAGTGAAGCCGCTATTTGGCCATAAGCGGATCGGAAAATCCGCCGACACTCATTGGTTATGCTTTGTGAAGAAAGACGCCGCCAGGACGCTGGCGCAGGAGGTGCGGGGATGAGTAATTGTATTATTTGCGGAAAGCCTCTCGATTATGAGCCGCAGTATTGTTGCGACGGTAAAGATTGTGGCTGTATGGGAGGGCCTGTTGAGCCGCCAGTTTGCAGTACCGCTTGTTTAGACGCCTGTATAGATTACATCGGCCTACCGTTTGACGAGCGACGTCAAAAAGCTGGCATTGAATTATACGCCAGGACGTTGCCGTCGGAGGTACGGGGATGAGCGTGATACCTGCTGTGCTGGGTGGATACCAGCCTGTTTGTGATATGTGCGGAATATGTTTGTGCTATGAGGTTGAGCCGGAAAACTATGAATTACACCGCAACTTTTGGGATAATTGGAAATGCGAGGTGTGTGATCCCGACTATTTCAAGCGGTGGAAAAATGAACGAAGGTTAGGGCTGAGATGAGCGACGTAATTATATGCTTTTCGCACTTCGACGAGCAAAAAATAATGATGCACGATTGCCCGACCTGCAAAAGTGAACAGCAATTTCTCGCAGAGCACGAGCCGTGGTACGGGTGGTCGCTGACCTGTCTGAATTGCGGCGATCAATGGAATGATGGCGAATTGTCAGAGCGTCCGTTTGCGCGAGGTTGGCGACAACGGGCTATCGATCACGCCAAACAGCGAATAGAAAAATTGGGACT